GATGGAGACCTCTGCCTCCACGTTGACCGCCGCGTTGCAGTAGTGCTTGCATACGCCTGCCACGCCACGGATGAGCGTTTCGATGGAGGCGCTCAGGGCGTTCTGGTGTTTCTTCAAGGTTCTGGCAAGCATCGAGGAATCGCTCACCACTTCGGTGGCGGTCTTCAAGCCCGTGTGCTGGTCCCATTCCCAGTAGTTATCGCCCAGGCCACAGGTAAGCGAGAGCATCTTGAGGCCAGCATTGAGGGCGTTCTCGTGCTCTTGGGTGCGCATCTCTGGCTGTATGACCCTCATGGGGTCGGTGCCCTCATCGCCTGGCGGTGTGCGGAATACGGTATCCTCTGCCTCTCCAAAGGCGTAGTAGTTCGTGAGGGTCTTGCCGTCTTTGGTCTTGCTGGTTTTCTTTTCGATGAGCGTGTCGGATACGAACATTTTGGGCTTGGCTACGCGCAGGTGGTGGAGGAAAGACGTGAGCGCCTCGTCGGTGGTCTTGATGGCCGAGATTGCTTTGTCGAACACGCTGGCGCCCATCGCGCAGTAGGAATAATGAACGTTAGGCACCGCAGGCTTCACAAGCGCGAACGTCTTGACTGGCGAGAGCGTGTTGAGGTCTTTGGTGATTCCCTCAACCTCTACGGGCTTGTGGGTCTTCACCTCAAAGAGCTGGGTGAGGATGTGGTAGGTGCCGTCCTTTAGGACGTGGGCTTGGCATTGGTCGTAGTCCTTGCCGTCGTACTCCACGCGGGTGGCGAACGCGCATTGCGTGCAGTCATCTGCCGACCACGTGATGGGCATGATTTGCCCCGCGTCATAGTCTTCAATCTTCACCACGGCGTCCGGGTGTGCCATTCCATCCTCGTCAACATTGTCGAGGCTCACAGCCCAGCCGCCAGTGCCCAGGGCGAAAGCACGGGTCACAAAGTCGGCCTGGTTCACGCCGAAGTCCTTGAAGTGCTCGTCGAGCACGTGGGTCATGCTCTCATCGTCTGAGTTAATGGCCAGCTTTTCGTTCATTAGCAGGTCGCTCCACGCCTCTGCTGCCAGAGCCGCAGGGTGTAGCGTCTCGCGTTGCAGCTGAAAGAGACGGAATCCCTTGCGCTGCTTGTAGGTGTACCAGTCATTGTCGGCCGTGTACCAGCCCCAGTAGTCGGTGATGATGCTGGCCATGCGCGTGTCTGGTGTGTATCCCAGGGAGTTGAGCCAGTCAATCATGTAGGCGTAAGTGCCGCGTTCCTCTGCCATGTCATACCTGCCTTATCCACACAGACGCGGCATACCCCACCGCGTCAATGGCGTCATCGTTCACTTTGGGTAGGGTCTCAGTAATGTCGCCGGCTGGTGTTATGACGTACTCAAGCGCGGGGAATTGCTGAGCGGCAAGAGGGCAGGTGTTCGGGTCTATGACTATGCGCGTCAATCGGTTAAACCAGCGCACGCGTTCGGCTGGTGAGTTGACGCCCTGCTTGTAGGCTTTGCGGGCGTGGAGGCCTTGGCTTTGGTAGTAGAGAATCATGCCCTTGGCTGCTGAATCGCACCAGAGGTCGGCGTTGAGCTCGTCGAACTCGTCCAGCTTTTCGATGAGCAGCGGCGCGGTCTTTGTGTCGTGCGCCTCTGAGCCCGTTGCGCTCTCCTCATTGAGCAGATAGAGCGTCATGGTGTCTACGTCCAGAGCCACGCGCTCATGCACCCACGGATGCACCGATCCGGCGTCTACGCCGTGGCTTATGTTGTCGAGGCTGGCGCGCTCCTCGTCTGTGATTGGCCGCACCTCTATGATTTCGGGGTCGATGACGTTGGCGCCAGTGCCCACGGCCTCGCCGTCATATTCGTGGCGGTAGGCTTTTGGGTTGCGTTTCTTGAGTGCCTCGGCCACCGCAAAGAACACCTCGCCAAGCCATTCCCTGGGAGCGTGTGAGTAGTGCGATTTGTGGACCACTCTGCCGTCTTGTGGCTCCCTTGCCTCTTTGTTGACCCACGCGTTCACGCTCATGGGCGGGTTGTAGCTCAGAAACGTCCAGGTCGGCTCCTCGCCGCCGCCGCGCAGCACCGTCTGCTTCACGTTGCGGACGTAGGCATAGCCTGGGAATTGGCTGGCCTCCTCAAACCAGAGGTATGCGATATAGCCCTCCTCTACGCTCAAGCCCTTGAGCGGTGAGTCCTCTGGGTTCACGTTGTCGGCGCCAAAAAAATAGATGACGTTGCCCGTGGGCTTGTGGAGTGCTTGCAGCGGTGATTTGCCCCAGGCAAACTCATCGAACACGCCCAGGCGCCTGGCTGCTTTCTTGATTTCGGCGTACACAGAGGTGCGCAGCTTGTTCGTGCGGTTTCTCATGCAGACGGCATTGCGCCCCTTGTGCGTCGATACGCCTGCCACTATCTCGAGGGAGATGTGGGAGGTCTTGAGTGAGCCACGGCCTCCCTCCTCCCATATCTCGTCGAACTTGTGCGCCACTATTTGGCGGTGCAGGTCTACAAAGTCGCGGCCTATGAGCATGCCGAAGTCGAAGGCGCGCGTGGTCTCATCGTCTTGCGCCTTATCGTCTGGCAGTATGTCGAGGAGCTTTGCGCCTGATTGCAGGAACGCATTGGTGGCCTCTTTGTCGACAAGACCTTGTCGCGCTTTCTCAGCCGCTATTTTGTACGTGGAGGCATTGAGGGAGGCAAAGCGGTCAATCACGGCCGTACGCGATGCGACAGCCTGCTTTGCGGCGATTTCTTGGAGCTCTTTAATCCTCCCCATAACCTCCTCATTGGTTTCGAGCTCCCACGCCTTGGTGTCTACGGTCTTGTCTTTCCATGAGCGCGCAGACGGGTAAGCCTCACGGTAAGCCTGGCGTTGGCTGAGGCCTCTTGCTCTTTCTTGGCAGTATTTCTCACGTTTCGGGGTTAGCATCAAAACCGCTCAAGGTGCTGGGTGACGCGCTTGCACCATGGGCACCACATGGTCTTGATGTGGTTGCGCTTGCGTAGTCTTCCACGTTTGCGGCGTATCGGGAAATAGCCGCCGCAGCGTTTGCATTTCATCTGGCTGGTTGGCATGTCATCAACCTCCTCTTTTCGATTTCGGATTGTTGAACTTGTGTCGCTACAGAAAAGACCCGCCGTTATGGCAGGCCTTTTCGAGAGGAAGTACGGCGGGAGAGAAACTCGAGAGACACCGCCGCACCGTTATGGTCAACCTAGTGTCGCCCTCAGCCTGCAAGGGCTGCCGCCTGCGCTGAGGCATAGGCCTGGGCTGCCGCCGCAGGGTCTTGCGTCCATTCGCGCCACGGCTTGCAAGGAAGCCCCACCTGCTCGGCTATGTAGTGCTCGAGGCTGGCGCCCTTGCTGTTCTCCCAGCCGTCGAGCATGGCCACGCCCTCACAGTCGAGCATGCGGCTGATGGATGCGCGCATGGCTGCTGGCCAGGCTGTGCCTGAGTTGATGAAGTGGTGGGGCTTTATGGCCGCGTAGCCTTGGGTGTGCAGCAGTGCGCACACGCGTGCGAACTCGTCCCGGTTGTCGTTAGGCATCCCTGTCACGGGTCCTATAACGTAGAGCGTCATCATGAGAGTGCCTCCAGTTCTTTCGCTAGTTTCTCCATTGAATCGCTGGTGATGTTCATGGCTGCGCCGTCATCGAACACCACAAAGTTGTTCTCCGGCATGACCCTCACCACGGTGCTCACGTCTATGAGCCAGGGCAGGGAGCCGTTGGTGAGCTCTTGATCCACCTGTATGAACTTTTTGTCGCTCATGTCCTTCCTCCTCTAGGTCAAGTTGTCGATTGCTTGGATGCGCATGCCCAGCCATCTGATGACGGGCACGGCCATGGAATTGCCGAGGGCTTTGTAGCGCACCGCGTCGGCTGTGCCTCCCAAGTCCGTCCAGTTGTCTGGGAATCCTTGGAGGCGTTCGCACTCCACTGGCGTGAGGCGGCGCACGATTGCTCCGTTGGTGATGAGCTTGCCCTCCTCCACGTATTGGGTGCCCACGCCCTTGAAGTCCCTGGCACAGAGCGTGCCCACAAAGTCCTCGCCGTTGGATGCTTGGAATACGGCGGGCTCGCCGCTGTGTGCCGCTCGGATGGTTGGCGATACTTCCACGCCTATGGCCGGATCGAATGACGCGTTCCATATGAACGCCAGGGCGTGGTTTCCCCACGTGTCGAGCGTGAACATGGGGTCGCTTGGCTTTCCTACGCCCAGCTGGTGGCCGCCGTTTATGTCATCGCGGCCGATGATGTTACCAGCTATCGGGTACGTAATGCCTGCTCCAGTATCGGCGGCAAGCTCTTGCCTCTTTTCTCGGCTCGTCGGATTATCCCCGCGCATGCAGTGGGGCTCAAAGAGTACTCCGGCGGCGCATCCTGCAATAGGATGGCCGATAAGGAAGACACGGCGGCGTCGCTGGGGTACTCCGAAGAATTGAGCGTCCAGCACTCGCCATGCGAGAGCATACCCGCAGTCTTCCAGCTCCCTGAGGAGGGTGCCAAAGGCTCTCCCTGAATCCTGTGAGAGAACGCCGGGCACGTTTTCCCAGATGACCCACCGAGGTCTAACTTCCCTAACACTTCGGACGAACTCAAGCATGAGCAGACCTCTCTCGTCCATGAGGCCTCGTCTATTCCCTGCAACGCTGAAAGCCTGGCAGGGGCTTCCTCCGATGATGACATCGGCACTCCCTTCGTAGTTGGACCAGTCCACGCCTGAAATATCGCCAAGGTTCGGGACGGTCGGGTATCTGTCGGCCAAGAGCTCACAGCAGAACGGCTCAATCTCTGAGAACGCCACGGCCTGCCAGCCAAGAGGCTCCCAGGCTACCGATGCGGCCTCTATGCCGCTGAAAAGGCTCAAGTAGTTCACGTCGCGTCCTCCAGGCTGTCTTCCAGTTGCATATCGCGCAGCCTGTCGAACTCAGCGTCCGCCCAGGCTGCCTCCTCCCAGCCCGGATCGTATGAGGCCGTAGGCTCGAACTCGTCGCACTCGTCGGGTACCTTCACGGTTTCGCTACCCTCCACGTGCTCCTCTCATTTCGGGCACCAGCCCCACCCGCAGTTGCATGGGCAGGGCTCATAGTGCTCACAGCCTGAGTGGTAGGCGTTGAAGCTGGGCTCCTCTGGCGGGTCCAGCGGTGGCTCGGGGTATCTCACAGCGCACGCCACCCCCTCATCTCAAGGGCGTCCATGTAGCTCACGGGCTCGTCGGTCTTGAGGTACTCCCAGTGGCCAGCGTTTGCGTAGGGCTTATCCGCTTGAATCCATCGGAAATGGAGGCGGTTTGCGTGTGCAAGGCCGTGGCAATACTCGGAGCCGTCTTGTGCTTTGAGGTGGTTGCCGAAACCGCAGAGCGTGATTGTCGGCTTTTCGATTTCTAGCCCCGCGTCGTTGAACATGCGCCCAGCGCCGCGCCTTACGATGTGGTGCTGGTTGAGCGGTTGGAAGCGGCCGCAGACCGCGCAGTACGGCAGGCGGATTGAGGGCTTGCCCATCAGAGGTTGGAGGATAGCCGGCAAAGTCGTGACCTTAGCCATCTAAACAACCCCCCCCGCAAGTTTGGCGCGCTGTACGCGCTCATTGGCTTGGGCGCAGTATTCGGGCGAGAGCTCGTACCCGATGAAATGGCGCCCCGTCTCTATGGCTGCCACCGCTGTGGTGCCTGAGCCCATGAACGGGTCGAGCACTATGGCGCCCTCGTCGGCTATCTCCATGAGGCGCTTGATGAGCTCGAGAGGCTTTTGCGTGGAGTGTATGCGCTCGTTTCCCTGGGGCGCTGCCACCTTGAACGCGCCGTGGAGGTACTTGGCGCCCGATACTGGCGCGCGGTCGATGGGTCCTTTGGTTGCCCAGACGGCGTACTCGCACTCGTTGCGGAAGCTGTTGGGCTGAGGGCGCGCGTTGGTCTTGACCCACGGGATGATGCCACGGAAGACAAAGCCCGCCGCCTGTATCGCGTCGGTGACGTTTGCCAGCTGGCGCCAGTCTGAGAACACGATGGCGCTGGCGCCGTCAATCATGGCTCGGTAGCACTCGCTCATCCACAGCACAGACCACAGCACAAAGCTGCGCTCGTCACGTGAATCGCCGTAGAACTCGGGCTTCTTTTCGGCATCGCTGGTTTGGTATTTCTCGGATGTGGCACCGCTGCGGTCTGCCCGGAACATGCCGCCGCTTGAGTAGGGCGGGTCTGTGAGCAGCATGCCGACGATGCCGTCTGGGATTTCGGAGAGTGCCTTGAGCATGTCGCAGCACTCGATGGTGTCAATGGTTGCCATTGAGCCTCCTGTCTTCGCCCTCTAGGGCTACCTTGGTGCATGAGGAGGCAAGGCGTGAGGCTATGGCCTTGCCTACGTCCCCCTCGGTGATGTTCTTGGCGATTTCTGAGAGCTTGTAGTTGCTCGTGATGATGGTGGGGCGCAGCTCACGGTCGCGCGTGTCGATGATTGCGAAAAGCCTCTCGCAGGCGTATTGCGTGTTCGTGGCTTCCTTGCCCAGGTCATCCAAGATGAGCACGCCGCAGTTGGCGGCTCTGTCGAAAAGCGTGCGGTCTTCGTCCTTGCGTGAGCGCATGGCGTCCATGAGCTGGTAGGTCGGCAGGGCGAACACGTCAACCTTGGCCTCGATGAGCTTGAGGGCTGCGGCCATGGCCAGCGTGGTCTTGTAGGTGCCGTTGGGTCCGTGGATGTAGAATCCCTGGCCGTCTTTGGCCATCCTGGCCATTTTGTCGGCGTAGGGATGAGACGCCTCACGGTAGCGCCTGGGGATGCCTGCGCGCGTTAGCGCCCGCTCCCTTGCCTCTGCCTCTTTGGCTCGTCTCTCTGCGCGCTCAGCCTCCTCGGCTTGGCGCCTGGCTTCCTTGGCTCCATCGCATTCGCATTGCACAAAGCCCGCAAAGGCTGGCTTGCCGCCGAACTCAATCGTCCGGACCTCCATGAGCTCCCCGCAGTATTCGCAAGGCTTAGGCGTCATACTTGCCAAAGTCATCGGCCTCACCCTCCTCTGCCTTGCTCTGTTGGATGTATTGCTCACAGTGGTCGAACGAGAAGAGCGTGTTGGGCGTGAGTGCTCTGCGGTACTGAGTGCCCTGCCATTCATCGCGCTTGTATTCGAGCATGCGCCTGATGTCTTCCAGCGTGTAGGTCTCGGATAGGCGCTCAAGGTTTCGACCGCAGCTCTCTGGCATCGTGCTGTATGGAGTGCCCAGGATTTCGTTGAGAGCTTTGAGGCATTGCATTGCAAAGCTGGGGGGATTATAGGGGGGTCTCTATACTCCTTACTCTATACTCATCCTCTGCATCGTTATTGTTTTGTGCTTGCGCATATGCGTCCGCATCTGCTTGTGCATATGCTTGGGCATTTGCTTGAGCATCGGATTGGCTTGATGCTTGGGCATCCTCTGAGCACTCAGGGTGCCACCGTGCATTAGCAGCCTTACGCGCACGCTCTGCGGTTTTCGTCCCCATGTCCAGGCGATCTTTGATTGCTATGAAAGTAGGCAGCCAAGCTGGGCGTCCTTTAGGCATGACGCCTCCCATCTTGTAAGCCACTAGGGCATAGATAAAGTCGGGGCGGTGCTTTTCTGGCATCGCTTGAGCTGCCTCCCAGAAGTCGTCGTGTATGACCATTCCCATGTTTTTTCAGTCCTTTAGAATGGAATGTCCTCGTCGGAATAATCGGGCTCGACGTATTCCTCGACGATGATTTCCGGCTCTGTGTTTTGGTTTCTCTTTAAGCTCTCAAGGTCTTCAATTTGTTTTTGAAGATGAGTTTTTAGCGATTCGATGTCTTCAACCGTGTAGTAACCGGTGGGCTTTGGCGTGCCGTCTGGGTTCTTGATTGCTGAGGCCATCCATGACTTGATGCCCTCCTCGTTGGCGCCCATGCCGAGCACCTTTTGCTTGAGCTCTGCGGCCTCATTCCAGAGGGCTTTGCGCGGATCCGGTTGTGTAGGTTGCGCCTGAGCCTGAGGAGCCTGCTGGGGCTGCTGTGGCGCCGTCTGCGGTACCTCATAGGCGACCATGTCTTCAATGTCTTGGGTGAAGATGTCGGAGGCCGCTGTGGTGCTTTTGACGGCGTCCACGAAGGCGCGCTTCTTGGCCATCTTGAGCACGGTGTTCCATGTGTCGGCTATGTCTGGGTTCTCGCGCTTTTTGTCTTTCCTGCGGGTCTCAGGATTCCACTCACTGCGGTAGCGGTACTTGCTCTCCATGGTGGAGCAGGTGCCTAGACCCTCACCGACGCGCTCACCAGTGTCACGGCTTGCAAGCACGCACTCGACCTCGTACTCACGGTGGCCGCCGCCCATTTCGTAGCGCGTCACCGTGTAAGAGGGCACCAGATGGAACATGTAGGCGATTTTCTCAGCGCCAGCCTGCAAGAGCGTGGGCTTCTTTCCGCAGCCAGGTATCTCACCATAGTGCTCACCTTTTTGGAGCACCT